ACTGTACGAGCAGAAGAAATGGAAGAAATATATCGTTGGTTGTATGACAACATTGAACTGTTCGGAACAGACGAACAACAAGACCAAGCAGTGCTAATTATTAAGCAAGGATTGGTAGATCATACACTAGTTGTAGATCCAGAGATAAACTTGGCAGCAACATTAATTAGACTAGGAGCATTATGACATATATTGTAAATGATCAATGTATTAAATGCAAACATATGGATTGTGTAGAAGTTTGCCCTGTTGATTGTTTTTACGAGGGTGAAAATATGCTTGTTATTAATCCAATAGAATGTATCGATTGCGGAGTATGCGAACCTGAGTGTCCTGCCGATGCAATCCAGCCTGATACAGCGCCAGGCGCAGATAAGTGGGTAGACTTTAATCAAAAATATGCAGACTTATGGCCAGTTATTACAGAAATGCGTCCTGAAGATGTACCTGAAGATGCTGATGAATGGCACGGTGTAGAAAATAAAATGGAGCATTTTTCTGAGGCTCCAGGAAAGGGGGATTAATGTTAAGTAAAAAATGTAAATTACACTTAGAAGAAGTAGGCGAAACAGGTTTACAACATATGAGTAAGGCATTATTAGTTGCACTAAAGTTACAATTGTTAGTACCAGTGGTTATTATACACAGTGTAGCACCTAGATACTTTACTAAAACAGCAACAAACGTTATGCGGAGTATATTAAATGAACGAACACAAAAGTCTAATAAATGATTTAGTTCGAATCAATGTATTAGAAGAAGAAATAGAATATTACAAAAGTTTATTGCAACCTCACGACACAGGTCATATTCACACAACAATATCATTTCTAAGTCAAAGACTATCAAATTTAAAAGGAGAATTAGCTGAATGGCCGTTCGCTTAGTAAGTTACACACAGCCCACAGATGAGTGGAAAGAAGAAGGACTAGAAAACGTACAGGACTTAATTGCATTTTGTGCAAAAGTTTCTAATCCTGCTGCACAAATCAACAAAGAAACCAGTGAACGTTTGATAAAATATCTAATCAAGCATCAACATTGGTCTCCATTAGAAATGGCAAATGCTGTTTTAGAAATAGACACTACTCGTGATATTGCACATCAAATTGTAAGACATAGAAGTTTTGCATTCCAAGAATTTAGTCAGCGTTATGCAGAACCTGGCGAAATGGGAGAAGTATTTGTAACTAGCGAAGCTCGTTTACAAGATAACAAAAATAGACAAAACAGTATCGACATTGACGTTGGTCAAGAAGGTATGGCTGAACTAATAGTAAAATGGGAAGAAATGCAACAAGATGTTTGTTTTGCTGCTGGTCGTGCATATGAATGGGCTATTAACAATGGTATTGCAAAAGAAGTAGCAAGAAAAGTTTTACCCGAAGGTTTGACTAAAACTAGATTATATATGAATGGTACAATACGTAGTTGGGTTCATTATATTGAATTACGTAGTGCTAATGGCACACAAAAAGAACATATGGAAATAGCAAAAGCCTGTGCAGAAGTTATTGCACAAATTTTTCCACTAGCTAACAATATTAATGCCTCCGACCATTGAAACTGATATACATTTTTCAGAACGTTTTGCGTGGTGGCCTGTGCGTAGCACGTTTAGTAAAAAGCGTATTTGGTTTAAAAAGTTTTGGGTAGGTGAAATATTTTTTGACGCTATGGGTAGACCACCAATAAAAGGACAATCGTGGAAATTGTTATACACACAAAACGAGTATCTAATGTATTTGTTAAAAAGAGAAAAACCAGATGTGCAAGGAGAACATATACCAAAATATCCAAAACCTTGGCCGAGACACTTTTGGTAAAATATCTTTATAAGGATTGTTGGCGTAAGCGTTACGCCTTATTACCAAAGTGTGCAAAAAATGGTGACACACTTTGGTTAGTGCATTACTATGAATACATTCAGTATTACGACTGGCCTCCGAAAAAAATTAGAAATAAAACAATTTACACTGAGGCAGAAGGTATAGTTGCTATGCTAAAAACATAGCAACTTTTTTTATGCTATATCTCCGTAAATTTCTAAAACTTCTTTGACAGCTTCGTGTCTTTCAATATCTCCTTGTTTAAAACTACATACGTCAATGTGTTTGGTGTCTTTCTGTTGTAATTGATTGACAAAATCAATAAGCCCATTGTCTTTCAATCTATCTGCCTGTGCTAGGTCACCAGTGACTACCATTTTACTTTCAGAGCCAATTCTCGTTAGTAACATTTTCATCTGATTTGGAGTAGCATTTTGCATTTCATCAGCAATAATATATGCGTTCTTAAATGTTCGTCCACGCATATAAGCAAGAGGTGATATTTCTATCACTCCTTCTCTTATCATACCTTCAATTTCGCCTGCATAAAAATACTCTCTAAATACATCAAAAATAGGTCTTGTCCACGGTGCCATTTTCTCTTCCAGTGTGCCTGGTAAGAATCCTAGATCCTCATCAGCACTTACTGCTGGTCTTGTAACAATAATTTTATCAACATCATTTTGTATAAAACTTTTCACAGCGGCTTGACACGCTAGTAGTGTTTTACCTGTACCCGCAGGACCAATACCAAATACAATACTTTTGGTATTGTTCATCAGTGATAATACATAATTTTCTTGATTTCTGTTGCGGGGGATAATATCGATACTTTTGTTCTTTTTTGGAAGATAGTTGTTAAATTTTACAACATTGTTGCTTGCTTGCCTTTTGGCTTTAGCTTTTGCACCCATATAATGTCTCCTTTTTATGGAAGCAGATGAGACCACGCAGGTCCCCCTGCAACTGTATTTACATTGATCACTAAATCATTAAGTGCGTGTTGAATTCTACAACGGTTAGATTAGTATTGTCATAAATATACTAAAGCGAGGACTACTATGGCTGTTTTAGATACTTTAGACGTAATACAAAATTTACAAACTATTCACGAAGACGATAAAGCTTTTACAATTTTAAAAGATTTTGAAAGAGTGATCGATAGTTTAGGTTTATATGTTTTCGATAATTGGGGAGAAGGTGAACTAGCAGCAGGTCCAAGAATTGAAAGACATTGGGTAACTTGTTCTTTTATGTGGCCACGAAAAGATATGCCAGATCCAGCCGGTGGCAAAATTTTACTAGATTATGGCTGTAAAATTAATTTTGAAAAAACACATATTATAAAAGCACGTCAAATACGTAAGCCAAGTGATATTCGTCCAGGTACTAAAAAAGGCAAATTAGATAAAGTACCAGTTTGGGTCGTTGAAATAAAAATGCCAAAAAGTTTAATATTAGATATCTACAGCGGTGATAAAGATCTATATAGTAAAGACGAAAAGCCAAGTGCAGAAACAGTTCAACCTGCTCCTACAGAACAAGTACCAGGAGCAGTATAATGGGTTTAAGAAATGGAGACTTAAAAGATCTATTAAATCCAGTTTTTGAAATTGATAATTTTAAAAGTAAAATGGGTGATGACGAAGATGTTGTTGTGGTGAGTTTTAGTGTTAGTGAAGCAGCCGCAGCAAAGGATTTAGTTGAGTTTATCGAAAAATCATATGACTTTGTACTAGATGCAGACTCTACTGTTAGTGAACTAGACAACGGCACTTACAAAGTTTTTGTAGAAATGGAAAGAAACACTAGTGTAAATGAAAATATTTTAGAAATGTTATATGGTGTAGGAGAACTTTCAGCGACAGAATCTTTTAAGTTTAGATATTATAAAAACTTCAGCAGTTACGATGCAACAATTGAAAATTTACAAGAAATAGTGCCAATTGATGCAAGAACATATAGTTTAACTATAATTGAAAATGCAGAAACATTTTTTTCAAATTTAGCAGGGCAAGTAGACTTTATAGGCGAAAATATTATTCTTAAAAAAGTATATGCTGATCCAATTGCATTTACTATAAAAGATTTTAAGAAAACAGAAGATGTGCAAATTAATGAAAAAATTAACATAAATGCATATCCTGAGATATTGTTTTTAACTAAATACCTTGGAGACTACAATGTTACCAAATACGGTGACAAAACGTTAACACTGGAAAACAATGGACATACACTCGTGGTCGAAAGACTATAACGGAACATATTGTAAAAATTGCGGACACCCAGGACACTGTGGTACGCCTAACTATGCTTCACCAACTACAACAATAAAATTATGTGAAACTTGCAGATGTGAAGCCTGCGCCCCGGAAAAAAAGGAATAACTATGGCCAAAGAAGATTTTGAATTTGATTTTGAACCGTGGATGGCAGAAGAATTAATCCACAGAAGTGATTGGGAAGATTGGTATGAAGCAATGCTAGAAATCTTGCCACTATGGGATATCAATACTATTCCAAGGGTAGCAGGCTTTATTGCGCAGTGCGGACACGAATCAGGTGGCTTCCGTGTTGTAAGTGAAAACTTAAACTACAGTGCAAAAGCACTAAATGTTATTTTTCCAAAGTATTTTAAACGTGCAGGGAGAGATGCAAATGAATATCATAGACAACCTGAAAGGATTGCTAACGTCATATATGCCAACAGGATGGACAATGGTGATACTGACAGCGGCGACGGCTGGAGATTCCGTGGTGGCGGACTCATTCAACTTACAGGAAGATACAACTACACAGAGTTTGCAGAAGATGTAGAAATGTCAGTAGAAGAAGCAGTAGATTATGTGCGTACCAAAAAAGGTGCATTGGATAGTGCTTGCTGGTTCTGGGACGAAAACAACATCAACAAACACTGTGATAATATGGACATTCTAAAAATGACCAAACGCATCAACGGTGGTACTATTGGACTAGAAGATCGCAAAAAACATTGGGCACACGCATTAGATGTATTAGGCGGCGATATGGAAATGGAAGTAGAAGAAGAAAAAGAACTTAACACTAACCAAACTATACGTCAAGGTTCACGTGGTCCATTAGTTGCAGAAGTACAAGAAATCCTAGGTATTAGTCCTGCTGATGGTATATTTGGTCCAGGTACTGCTAGACAAGTCAAAGAATGGCAAGCAGAAAACGGACTAGTTGCAGACGGTATTGTAGGACCAAAAACACTGGGAAAGTTGTTAGGGTAGGTGGTTTAGGTATGGGCTTGAAACTTGCAGGAGTAATGTTTTTGATAATGTGTGCTATGGGAGGCATAGGTTATTGGTATTACAATGATTCACAAGCCCGGATTGCAATACTGAATGAAAATAATGCAAAATTAGAAATTGCAGTTGAAACAAATGAACAAGCACTTGAAAGTTTACAAGCTGATTATGCATCAGCACAAACCGAATTAGCTAGTTTAAATGATGCTTACACTGCTATTCGTAGACAAAATCAAAAATTAGCAGACAAACTGCAAGAAATAGATTTAACAGCAGCAGCAATTGCAAATGCAGAAGGTATAGAACGTGCTGTAAATAGAGGCACTGAAAATGCTGGTAGATGCTTTGAATTACTTTCGGGGGCAGAACTAAATGAGAAAGAAAGGACAGCAAAAAATGACATCGCTTTTAACAAAGAGTGTCCTTGGCTTTACGATACTTATAAGTCTCGCGGCCTGCTCGACGAAACCCCAGCAGATTGAAGTAAGTGCTAAACCAATAGAAAAACCTACATTACAACTGCCACCTGTTGACGAACTTAATATGCGTAAAGTAGAGTGGATAGTTATTAATGAAGCAAATGTAGATGTAGTAATAGAAAAACTTAAAACAGAAGGACAAGCCTTTGCACTATATGCACTAACAGGTGATGGGTATGGAAACTTAGGATTGAACTTTTCAGATATACGTGCATTAGTACAACAGCAACAAGCTATTATTGCAGCGTATGAAGGTTACTACGAACAAGCAGAAGAAGCAATGGACAATGCTGTGGTTCAGGAATAATTTACTCCTGCTAACAAGTATTTTATTATTAGGTTGCCAAGTCACTACAGAAGATAGCATAGGAACAGCACAACCGTATATTGGATTAGAAGAACGCCAACATAGAAAACAAATCAAAGAATTAGTAGGTGTAGATCCTTTGTACACAGAATGGTGTGCAGCGTTTGTAAATGCAGTGTTAGCACAGGATGGTATACCAGGTAGTGAATCTGTAAGTGATAATCCATTATTAGCAAGAAGCTTTTTATATTGGGGAAGTAATGTACAACGGCACGACATTCGACGTGGCGATATTGTAGTTTTTCCAAGAGGCAACGAAGGATGGAAAGGTCACGTTGGATTTTATGTAGAAACACAAATTTATAACGGTAAAGAATACTGGGTTATTTTAGGTGGCAATCAAGACAATAAAGTTAGATACGAAAGATATAATCCTTATAAAAGTATTGGTATAAGAAGATATATACAAAATAAGGATGTGCAATGAAAAGTCGTTGGCAACGTTTTAAGGAATGGTGGACAGTAGATCACGTAGTTGATCTTATTGTAGATGCATTACTTTTGATTTGGGAAGTTATTGCAAGTCCAATCCTTATTATTGTAAGAGTAATTAGACACTTTATAGGCGAATGGTTTGTTGAAGGAATCAAAAAAATTATAAAAGGAATTGTGCATTGGTTCCAACGAAAAAGAGAATATCGTAAAGCACACGGATACGGAATATTTAGAACTTATTGGTGGTTAATTCTTTCAAGTCCATTTATACTATTTTTCTTAGTTATTTTACTTGCAATAATTACAGGTATTGCACAAGATCTTACTGAAATGATCGAATTACTAATACGAGGATGTGATTCACTTCAGCCTGGTGCAGAGCAATACTGGTGTAATACAGATTTGTGGTAAATACACATAATAGGAGGGCTGTTTATGTGGGAAATGATACAAAATATGGCAAGTGATAGAACTTGGATTTATACCAGTATTGCCGGCAGTATTGCAGGTGCTATGGTATTAGCATATTTAAGCACAACAAGAGTAGGACTTTGGGGTTATGCAAAGTTTGATTTAATGGTTGATTACTTAGTTGAGCGTTGGGGCTTAACTTGGCTAGAACAACCTGAAGATGCTTGGAGGAAAAAGTATCCTAAAATAACAGCCAAAATAGATTCAATCGAGGCAAGACTAAACAAATTGGAGGGTAAAAATGCCAAGAAAAAAACCTGAGGACCTTAAGAGCGGTGGAGCAGCACCAGCAGCAAAAGCAGCAACTCCTGCACCAGCACCGACTCCTACACCAGCAGCGCCAGTAGCACCAGTAGCAGCACCAGCGCCTGTTCAGCAAAATTATCATCCTGCTGATATAAACGGAGATGGATGGGTAGATGCTGAAGAAAAGGCTATGGAGTTAGAATTTAGACGTAAGGCACTTGAAGATGCAGATGCAATGCGTGACGCACAACGTAAGATGGCTTGGTTTGCATTGTTTGGTATGTTACTATATCCTTTTGCTGTTGTTTTAGCAGTATTTGCAAACTTAGAAACAGCGGGCGATATATTAGGTTCAATGGCAGCAACTTACTTTGTTTCAGTTGCAGCAATAGTCGCAGCATTCTTTGGTGGACAAGCATACGCAGGTAAACAATCAAGTTCAAGTAAAAAACGCTAGGGTCTAAATAAGTAATAGTATGGACTATTACAAGCGGTTAGGTGTTGACAAATCAGCATCTCCTGAAGAACTCAAACGAGCATACAAAAAATTAGCAATGAAACATCATCCTGACAAAGGTGGTGACCAAAAAATGTTTCAAGAAATTAATGAAGCATATGACACGCTAAAAGATCCTAATAAAAAGGCTCAATACGATGCTCCACCTAGACCAGAAATGAACTTTAACAGTCAAAATATGAATGACATTTTTGGAGCGTTTTTTCAACAAGGCAGAAGAGTACAAAGGCGAAATCAAGATGTAACTATAAATGTAAATGTAAATTTAGAAGACATTTTAGAAGGCAAAAATATTATTGGTAGATATCAGTTACGGTCAGGAGAAGAAGTAGTAGCAAATATTCACGTACCAGCAGGCATAGAAAGCGGACAAATATTACAACTCGCAGGATTAGGTGACAACTATTTTAAACAATTACCAAGAGGTAATTTACTGGCAAAAATAAATGTTAAAAGTCATCCAAAATATGTAAGAGATAGGTTGCATTTGAGAACGTTTTGTAGTATAAATGTATTAGAACTTATTTTAGGCACAGAAACAACTATAGACAAATTAGGAGGAGGCACTATTGCTCTTAAGATTCCTCCAGGCACAAATCCAGGCACAATATTAAGTATTCCAGGTTACGGAATCAAAGATTATAAAACACAACGTACAGGTAATGTGTATGTTGAGATAAAAGGAACTACGCCTAAATTAGATAGGTATGAAGATTTGGATAGGATAAAAAAGTTAAATGATGAATTTAATTCTCGCACCTGATGTAATGTTAGAAAACCCAGTTAGACCATTTGACGTTGCAAATATGCATCCGGCTCCGATTGCACTTGATATGACCGAAGTTATGCGTAAACATCACGGCTTAGGATTGAGTGCAAATCAAGTAGGATTTGATGGACAAATTTTTGTTATGCGAACTATGCTAAACAAAGAATACGGTGATATAACAACAGTGATCAACCCACAAATCAAAGGCTTGAGTAAAGAAATGGAACTAGGGATTGAAGGGTGTTTGAGCCATCCAGATTTATTTTTGAAAGTAAGACGCCCTATTAGTTGTATGGTAGAATTTGACACTCTCACAGCTGATGGTAAAAATGTTATACACGTTGAAACAAAATATAATGACATAGATGCTCGAATATTTTTACACGAGTACGACCACTTGCAAGGTGTGCAATACATTAATAGAGTTTCTAAATTAAAACTAAACTTAGCAGAAAAGAAAAGAAATAAAAAATATAAAAGGAAAGTAAATGGTAGAACCGTCTAAAGAATTACAACTTGTATTTGATAAAGTAGTCAAAGACGCAGTTAAACTACGGCACGAATATGTGACATTAGAACATTTACTGTATGCAATGCTTTGTGAAAACAAATTCACTGAAATTGTTTCAGGATTTGGCACAGATGTTGAATACATTAAAAAGAATTTAGAAAATTATTTAAGAACTAAACTTGATAATATTTTAGTTGAAAAAGGCAAAGAATATAAACCTGCTAAGACACAAACAGTTGAACGTGTATTGAATAGAGCCTTTACACAAGTATTATTCAGTATGCGTAATATGATAGAAATATCAGATGTATTTCTAAGCATACTAAGTGAGAAAAAAAGTTATGCATATTTTATTACACAACAGGCCGGTGTAAATAAACAACAATTTGCAGACTACATCAGCACAGAATTTGATAGAACACACATTGAAGATTCACAAGAAAATTTGGGTATTGCAAATAAAGCACTAAAAGAGTTCACAAGCGATTTAAACAGTGCAGTAAAAAACAATAAAATTGATCCTATTATTGGACGTAATGAAGAATTAGAACAAGTTGCACTTGCACTTGGTAGAAGAAGTAAAAGTAATGTACTTATGGTCGGTGAGCCTGGTGTAGGTAAAACTGCTATTGCTGAAGGACTTGCATATAATATTGTTCACGGTAATGTACCAGAATTTCTTAAAGAATACAATGTTTATACGTTGGATATTGGCAGTATGTTAGCAGGATCAAAGTATAGAGGAGACTTTGAAGAACGTTTTAAATTAGTTTTGTCTGCATTGCAGAAAAAAGGCAAAACTATTATGTTTATTGACGAAGCACATATGATAAGCGGTGCCGGTGCAAGCGGTAGTAACAGTGCAAACGATATGGCAAATATGTTGAAACCTGCTTTGACCAAAGGCAACCTAAAAGTTGTTGCAAGCACAACTTGGGAGGAGTATCGTAAGTTCTTTGAAAAAGATCGTGCATTAATGCGTAGATTCCAAAGAGTAAATGTTGACGAACCTTCAGAAGAAAATACTATAAAAATACTCAAAGGTATTAAACAATATTATGAAAGTTATCATAACACAACAATAACCGAAGAAGCAATAGCCGCAGCAGTAAAACTCAGTGTAAAATATCAAACAGATAAAAAACTACCTGATAAAGCTATAGATTTAATTGACGTTGCGTGTAGTAGATTCAAAGTTAATGATCAAATAGAAAACAAAGTTGTAACAGAAGAAAGTATACAATTTGAATTAGCAAAAATGGTTAATTTGCCTGAAGAACAAGTTAAAGAACGTGAAAGTGAAAATTTAGCTAACTTAGAAAATAATCTTAAAAACGTAGTATACGGACAAGATCAAGCAATTGAAGATATTGTTGATAAAATACTTGTTGCACAAGCAGGTCTTAAAAGCGAAAACAAGCCTGTTGGTAGTTTTGTGTTTATGGGTCCTACAGGTGTTGGTAAAACTGAATTAAGTAAGCAATTAGCAGCACAATTAGGTGTTAAACTTGTAAGGTTTGATATGAGTGAATTTCAAGAAAAACACAGTGTAAGTAAGCTTATTGGCTCGCCTCCTGGATATGTTGGTTTTGAAGAAGATGCAGGACAATTAATTATTAAATTACAAGAAAACCCAAACTGTGTATTGTTGCTAGACGAAATAGAAAAAGCACATCCTGATGTAAGTACAATTTTGCTACAAATTATGGATAACGGCAGAATTACAGGCAGCAACGGTAAAGAAGCAGATGCACGTAATTGCACACTTATTCTTACTACTAATTTAGGCGCACAAGAAGCAGAGAAAAATGCAATTGGTTTTGGAGAAGACTTTGATAAAGATTATGAAGATACAGATTTCAAAAAATATTTTCCGCCTGAATTTAGAAACAGACTTGATGGCGTAATTACATTTGGAAAACTAGACAAACCAGTTATGATGAAAATTGTTGGTAAATTTTTACTTGAATTAAAACAACAAGTTAAGGAAAAAGATATTGCAATTGAAATCACAGACGAAGCATTAGATCATCTTGTAGACAAAGGATTCAATCCTAAAATGGGTGCTAGACCATTACAACGTGTTATAGACAATCAAATCAAGCGTCCACTTTCACGCAAAATGTTGTTTGGTGATTTGAAAAATGGTGGTAGTGTAACAATCGATTTTAGGGAAGATGAAATAAAATTAGATTGTATGGTAGAAGAAAATGAAACTGTATGAAAGTAAAAAGTTACATTATAACAAGTATCTTTACAAACTTTGTATACACAACCAATGCGCAACATTTTTCCGTACTGAGTTTCAACAACCTGGCACATTAAGTTATGCAAAAGGAAAATTAGACGAATGTAATAGGTATCATAATTTTAAGAAAACTAGAATTACAATACCAGTTGGCAGCAGATTCAAAGAAAGTATTGATACAAAACATTATTATGATGCAATAACAATTTATAGACATTTAGTAAAGCACGATGTAGACTATCTAGTTAGAGTTGAAATGCATAGATTAAACTTATACAGTAATGATAGAAAGTTCTTAACTACTTTGTCAAACAATATAAAAGTTAATTGGGTAGAATTTTACGAACCTGATCCTTTACAAATACAATTTCTACAACAAAATAAAAATGTTATTTTAGTTGATAAAAAACCACAATATGAGTACAAAATTACACTTGGAAAAAAGTTGGGTTTACCTAGTCTTATTAAATGGATAGAGAATAATCCCCATTTAGCAAAAATAGGTGATAAAGCAAAAGAAACTATAAACAATAATGGATATGTAAAAGGTTATTACTTTTATGTACGTGATGCAAAATCATTACTAATAGCTCAGATGTTAGTTGGGGATAATATACAAAGGATAGAGCAATTAGTTTACACAGATAAATAGTATTATGCACTATTTAAGTATAACCTTTGCAAACTTTGATCATCAACTTGTAGCAGAAACTGTATCTACTGCAAGCAATGAATTATTTGAAAATGTAAGTGAATATGCACTAGAAGAAAATAACAATACTTCAACAGTGACTATTGACACTCCGTTTGCATTGAATGAAGATGAAATAGAAGGAGTAGCAATGAAACTATTTGAACTAGGACTTAATGATTTCGAAATAAATGCAACAGAAGACTTTGATAATGTAAACGAAATTACATTAGAAGATAACGAAGACTTCCACGAATATTTTGGCTACCCTGGATATGTTGACGAAGATGGTGTTTGGGAAGCAGAATATCAAGGACGTAAAGTTAAACTAGGCAAGCCTATGGCAGGTGATGTTAAAAAGTTCAAAGTATATGTAAAGAATCCAAAAGGCAACGTAGTTAAAGTTAACTTTGGACAAAAAGGTATGAAAATCAAAAAGAATAACGCTGCAAGACGCAGAAGTTTCCGTGCTAGACACAACTGTGATAATCCAGGACCACGTCATAAGGCACGTTATTGGAGTTGTAGAAAATGGTAAAAATTAATGAATTTCACGACATAGATATACCTAAAGAAATATATCCAAGTCCTGATTATGATGTTGCTGAAGACTTAAAAGTTTACATTAGAAATGACCCAATGTTTTATAGAAAGTCATTTTTTCCAGCATTTGAAGATTATAAGAAAAGCAAGCAAACAAAAGGCTTGTTCGATATGGTAAACAATGGATTAAAAAATTATTGTGCAAAATATCAATTGCCTTTTGCACCTAACGAACTGCTCAACAAACAAGATATCAAAATGATTGTTAGCGAACTTATCAATGATGAAATGCAAGAAGTAAACGAAGGTGTTATGGATTTTGTAAAAGGTGTTGGTAATAGAATTATGCACGGCAAAAAAGATCCATTTAAAGATTATATGAGATATGCAACAAAACGCCTAAATTACAAAACAGACAAACAGTTACTCTCTGATATGAGAAGAGAATTTCCAAGAGCAGCACCAGCAGATTTAGCGAGGGCAATTGTACAAGCAAGAAAAGCGGCTGCTTAATGGATATTGCCGACTTACAACACCTTGCTGGTATCAAAAATAAATTTACAGGCTTTACTCCGTATGTGCCTGAAAATATTAGTCATACAGGTACAGAAAAAGCAAAAATACAACGTAAGAATAATATAAAACCTGGTGACGAAGAGTGGTTCAAGTTGTGGTTTAGTCGTCCTTATTGGAAAGGTCAAGAATATCCTCCAGGCTTACGAGGACGAAAAAAATGAGAATACATCATTTAGATGAAGGTGTTGGTAGAATAGTCAAAGGTGTTAATACAACACCAGATGTAGGCCCTAATCAAACCAGTATAGAAGCAGCAAAGTTTGGTTTCAAAGTAGACAAAGACGGACGTCCTCCTACACACAAGAAAAAAGTTAAAGGCAATAGTACGAATGTTTTATATAATTTAGGACTTGCAGAAAATGAAGTTCCACGCTATACTGCTGTTGAATGGGCAATTATGGAAGGCGGACATACATTAGATGAAGTTGTGCAAAAACCAAAAAAACCGGGTAGAATATTTGCTGCACTAACAGAGAACGATAATGAAGATTGAAGAATTAGAAAATTTTATCAGCCTCAGTGAGGAAATAGGATTAAATCCTAATACAGAAATCTATATCGATATGGATGGAGTTCTTGCTGACTTTTTTGGCGAATGGGCTAAACTTATGCAAGTCGATCATTTTTCTCAAATTAATAAAAAACACGACATAGATGATGCTCTACAAAAAATAAGAGATACTGACGAATTTTGGTTAAATTTACCTTTATTACCACAAGCAAAAGATTTACTTGGACTTGTAAAAAAAGTCAAAGGACAATATTTTATTTGTAGTTCACCTTTAGCAGATGATCCAAGATCCGAACCACACAAGCGTGAATGGATAAAAAACAACTTATCATTTTTCCCACCAAAAGATGTTTTTATTACACACAATAAACCAAAGTATGCCAAAAATGACGATGGTAGTCCAAATATATTGATCGACGATTACGGTGTGAATATTAATGCTTGGGAAGATGCAGGAGGCATAGGTTTCAAATACAAAGATCATAAATTTGAACGTACAGCAAAAGCAATTAAACAGGCAGTAGGTGAAAACTTTGCTGACGGTAAGAAGAAAGGCAAAAGCAGACCAGGGCGTGTAGCACGTTCAGGTGCTAGTTGTAACGGAAGCGTGACAGATTTACGTAAACGTGCTAAAAAAGCAAGTGGCGAGAAAGCGAGGATGTATCATTGGTGCGCAAATATGAAGAGTGGACGCAAGAAGAAATAGCGTTCTATGTAAAAAAACATAAAGAACACGAAGAAAATCGTACGTCTACAAATGATCGCAACGAATACTGGAGAAATTATGAAGATAAAAGAATTATGTGAAACAACAGCAGCAGCAGTAGCAACGGTAGCAGCGCCTGTTGGCGGATTAGTTAGTAGGCAAATGAAAAACTCCGACGGCACTGTAAAAAATGCCTTAGATATTGACACAAACATCCTAGGTGGCAAGCCTAAGAAGAAGAACAGTAAACGCTCTAAAGATAAATAGTATAGTAATTACTATTGGAGCATTATAATGACTGAAAAAGCCACAAAAGAAAGCGGCCTTCAAAGACACATCGGTATTAAAAAATACGGTAAAAAAGGTTTTGAGGAACTACAGAAGGCTGGTCGCGAAGGCGCAAGCGAAGAAGAAAAAGGCGCAATCAAAGATAAACATCTTCCAAAAAAGAAAGTTAAAGAAGGTCTTGCGGATCTAGCAGATGCCGCGGAGCGTGATCACGAAGTACAAATGGCTCGTAGTGATTTGTATAAGATCGCAAAGTATGCTATCAAGCTACACGAAATGATGAAAAACGTAAGTGAAGCAGAGGGCATTGAAGGTTGGCAGCAAGCCAAAATCACTAAAGCAGCAGACTATTTGAGCAGCGTATTCCACAGTTTAGATTATGAAATGAATATGGATTCACCTAAACTACCAGAGTCCGCAAAACCAAAGCGTCACAAACCAGTATTAACAAAAGAGGAATTTAGCACATATAAAGGAAATTTAGCTATGAAAATGAAAGAAATCACCGAAGCAAAAGATGTTTGTCCTGATTGCGGCAACCCTAGCTACAAAACATTACCAGAAGAAAAGCAAAAAGGTGTTGATGGCAAAGTATGCTGGAAAGGCTACAAGCGTATGGGCACTAAGAAAAAAGGCGGCAAGACTGTAGACAACTGCGTCAAAATGTAATGAAAATTAAAGAAGTCATATCGGAAAAATGGAGTTCAAAATACAAAAAAAGTATTAACTGCTCTAATCCAAAAGGCTTCTCACAAAAGGCACATTGCGCTGGCAAGAAGAAAAGGAAATAGTAATGGATTATAATGCACTACAGCACAAATTGTTTGCTATGGATCCGGTAGATCCTAAGCAAGAACTTGAAAAACTTAGAGCACAAGCAGGTGGTAATGCTCCAGCACCTGAAGTAAAAGTTGACTATATCGCAGAAAGTGCCAGTGTGCCTGAAGGTTCATTACAAATGGATAGAAATTACAGTGTAAGTGACTTTGCTGCACTTGCTGGTATCACTTTGAACGAAGGGCATAAAACAGGCTCTGAAGGACAGCTTAAAGCAAAAGATGCTATTACTAAAAAAAGTAAACCAGGCGGTAATGAAACTCCACACCCAGCAAGAGGTAAACTTGTAGGCGAAGCAGATGATGATGCTTTTACTAAAGCTATTGATAAAAGTTTTGGACAAGGCAGTATTGCTAAAAAAATTGGTTTCAGTCCTACAGGTGAATTATACAAAGCAATTTATCGTGCTATTAAGGCAATAATGCCAGATGCTAGTGAACCTGAAATACAAAAAGCAGCACAAGCGGCAGCAAATAGTATGGAAGAGTCAATAAGTGAACGTGAACTTACAAAAGGCGAAGAAAAGAAAAAAGAAAAATACGTCAAAGGTATGAAGAAAAACAAAGGTGATTTCAAAGACCGTTACGGAAAAGATGCTGAAGCTGTAATGTATGCTACTGCTACAAAAATGGCCAAAGAGTCTAGTGTTGATAGTATAAAAGACCAACTTTATGCTGCACTTAATAAAAAAATGGGAATGTAAATGAAACTTTTTGACGTCTTAAAAGAAGATGCTTTACAGGCCTTTGCTGGCAACAGAAACATCAACGTTTATGTTGGTCCAGACAGCGTTGACGAAGAGTTAATTAAATCTATACAACGTGCAATGGCAAAACACAGTTTAGCTCTTGGACAAAGACAAGAAGGTTCGTGGTGGCCAAACAATACAAAAGCTTGGACCGGTGGTGAAACAGGAAAATTTGATCCTGCACTTGGTAATGCTATAAGAAGATGGCAAGAAAGCATTAATATACAAATTGACGATATGGCAGATAACACCAAAGTAAGAAAACTTACTGTAAATGGTGTAATAAATCAAGAAGATGGAAAACTGTTATTAGCTCCTTTGAATAATTTAGGCTTTTTAAAAAACAGAGAACTAGATAATGCTTTGGCAAACTTCAAAAAAGTGCGTAGAGCATTTGATGGACAACGTTTTGTCAACGGTGATGTATCTCAAGTTACAGATTATGGTAGTTTCTTGCAAGCTATTGGCAGAGACGGATGGGCTGCTGTGCTAACTCCTATTGCTAATGAGCGGTGGAAAGGACAACAATTTGCAGGCCAAACAGAGATAAACGTGAAAGATTGGGTTGACGATGGAATTGATCAAATACTTAACAAATCACGTAATGCCGATTTGTTGTTTGATAATTTAAGAGCTATTTTGCGTCCGCTAAGTCCTAATTTTAAAACACAAAATAAAATTGGTGGAGTAGTAAGACTTATACCTGATTTTGAAAGACTGAGATTTTTACAAGTAACTTACTTAGGTCCTAAGGTAGCAAGAGAAGATTTAACAAAACCAAAATTATTATACTTACACTTTGCAGGAATTGCACAATACGAGTTTGAACGTGATAGAAGAACTATTGCAGATAGAATTAAGAAGCAAGAAGCCGAAGATGCTAAGTCCGAACAAAATGATACAGCTAATTTTGATCAAATAACAGCAAGACAATTGGCTGAAAAAATAGAAAATGCTTTTAAAAATAATTACTTTGCTGTTTTTACCTCTGCTCGTGTTGAAAGTGACGAGATGAGCATAGAAGAAGCATTAATGCAACTTGCAAATGCCAAGGATTATGATGCAGTAGCAAAAGAATACAATGCATTGACAAATACAATACTAAGTCAACGTATGGTAGACGAATTAAGTCCAGAGCTTTACAACAGAATATTCATAGCACATTTAATTAGAATCAAAAGAATTAATCCAAGATTATATCATAGTTCGATTCGGTTTACAGATGATAGTATAACTGTTATGGACAACGGTAAAGAGTTTGAAATTATGCGTGTTATGTCACGCGATAGACCAGATATTGAACCTGAAGTATTTGATGTTCTTTTAGAAGACAGACTTTTAAAAGAAGCTATTGCACAAAGCGGTGGTGAACTACCAGATTTGTATAGACAGCCTTCTGCAGATGAAAGAAATGCAGCAATCAATGCATTCATTGATGTAATGAATAAAACATATCCAGAAATGGTTAGATTTTATGCACACTTGCCGCCATTTCAAGAATATGCTCCTTTAGGTCCTTTAAGACTAAAAGGTATTATAGAAGAAGGCACAGTGTATCAAAGTGCAGGCACAGATCCTTCATTGTTTTATGAACAATCAATTGCAAAAGATAGAATATGGTTAGTTGGAGACGGTGAGGACAACGACGGTGATGGTGAAGTAGACGGTGGTAATGCTAACATATACTTTGATGAAAGATATCAACAAGAAGGGTTAGACGCAAGACAATTTGAAATTCCTGACAATGAAGAAAAAATAGAACTAAACGATGACGAAATGAGCATAGTTCGTGATTTGGCAAGCAGAAAAGAAGACCTTATTTTAGATGCTATAGACAGATTATTTAAATTGAACAATCCTAAAAAGAGATACATTGATACCATATATCCAGGCTTCAAACAAGAAACAGGACAGTTTATAGAAGAAGAATTAGGTGGCAGAGGTGACGATGCTTGGACATATAAATTTTTCAAAGAAAATACAACTGATTCAAATCCACTGATGGCAGCTTTGTTGACCAGATTTGGTGAAACAATGGGAAAGAGTCCTTTACAGGTTATTGCATTTGTAGCACCTAAGGGTACCGCTGATCAATTTAAAGAAGCACTAGAAAGAACGTCTTTGGCAGGATTGATTAACAATGTTGACGAACCAATGCTGAGAAAACTTTTTGATGCTTTGGTTAGCAGAGAAGACTTTGATATTGTAGACAAGTATTATGATGGCGATTTACAAACAGATATAGAAGATAAAGACTGGTGGGCAACTGACGAGGCTATAGCGCAAAGATTAGCTAAAATAGGAGTTAATCCAAGAAAACAAGCTAGGTCGCAGATACAGAACGAAGTAAATGCAATATCTGATGAATTAGGAAAAATAGAAGATCTAGAAGGCAAGGAATTAGAAACACTTGTAAATTCAATTAATGTAATGGAAATTGTGAATAAACTTGAAGAATATATGAAAGAATATAATCTTTTAGATGGAACTAAACAAGACGAAGCAATGCCACAAATATTCCAAGCTTTGAATCCTTATTTGGGTATTTTACGCGACGATAATCCAAACATCAGCAAAGGTTTTGCTGCTAAACAAGAAAACGATAGAAAAGCACTATATGGTGGACTAGCAAACTACGAGCAAGCTAGGGAAAAGTATATGGAATTGCAAAATAAGTATTACGGCGTAGAATGAATTATGAACAGTCTATAAAAGACTGGATTGAAAATTTTTTATGCAAAGAGAATCCAGCGTTTAATAATTTACCGGCTTGTCCTTTTGCAAAACAAGCAATGCTTGATAATAAAATAACTTATTGTGAACTACAACCTATACAAATCCCTATGTTTGATTACTTTGTTGCTGAACTAGAAAACTTCAGCTATCATTGGCCTAAAGGCAAAGAAGTAGTAGTAATAGGTACAAAACCTCAATTTATATCAGCAGAAGAATTATCACTTGCTGTTGAAAGTGCTACAACAAGATTTTTAGACAGCAGAGGTTATATTGCATTAGAAGATCATCCTGATGCAGAAGAAAAAGTTTTAGACGTTTGTGTAAATCAAGGCGAATATGCACTTGTACTATTACAGGAACGTGACAAACTACAACGTGCAAGAAATATTTTGCAAAAGCAAGACTACTATAAATACTGGACGCCCGAGTACTATGAAGAAGTAGTTAATGATATGTAGAATAAACCTAACAAAGACAAAGTACAAACAAATAGATTTTAAGTTATTAGGTAAAAATGACTTTGCAAGTTGCGAACAAATATACAAACAATACATTGAACACAATGAAATAGAAAATCCACATCCTGTGTTTGAAGAAGAATGGAATCGTGAAGCAAAATACAATGCAGATGTATTAGGTTACTATGATAATGATAAACTTGTAGCTTGGAGTCTAACATATAAGTTTCCAAGCAAAAATACAGTGATAGCAGATCAGTTTGCTTGGAACTATGAGAATCCTAAACTTAAACTAGGCTATCGTACAATACGAAGTGAATGTGCATATTATAAAAACAAAGGTTTTAAATATTTTATTTTAGGCGATCCTGATAAGTACAAAGAAGAACTACAAGGATATGAGATAATAGAAAGAGGTATGGATGGCATTTTTAGTACATAGTTTACCATTACAGTCAGTTTATGTGCGTAAAGAGTTTTTGTATGATCACGAACGTGGGCACGGAGAGTTTACACCAGGCATTTGGGTGAGTGTAAAAAGCGTTGAAGCAAAAGCATTATACTTCGAAACACTATTGACAGATTATGGAGCATTATATGATAAACTACCTATTTCAGCATTTGTTTGGAAAACAGATCATGGTGATCTTTTACCTTTGGATGTTCTTCAGCTTTGGGATTGCTTTGATTATGATATCACAGTTATCCAAAAGCCCTTACTATCACGCTGCGAATTTTTCGGCAAAGACAAACGTATGCATCCAGGAGAATACTGCTTTACAATAGATAATGCACACAGAGATAGTTCTATTCTAGATACTAACTTTAGTGAACACGACCCTGAGCATAAATCATTTAATGTTATCAAACTGGACAACGGTCAATTCGCTGCTCAGCCTAATAATAGAGTAATATGGCGTGATAGTTCTCTTACACCAGAAAACTTATTAACACCAGACTTCAAAGTATGCACACAAAACTACAAAGTAGAAACAGAACCCAAGTGGAGTGTAGGGCATACTGAAGAATGGCAGTATAAAACACTTGACGAAGAGTCAGAAACGTAGTATTATATAAGAAATAACAAGGAGTATCTATATGAGTGACCGTGTGTATGGCCCGGAAGAGAAGGCCAAGTTAGAACGCCTAGTGAAAGAAGGTGTTACTGTATTACAAGAAATTGAAGATCTACAAGGTGGATTGAAAGAAACTGTAAAAGCAGTAGCAGAAGAACTAAATGTAAAGCCTAGTCTAATCAACAAAGCAATTAAAGTTGCACAAAAACGTGATTGGAGTAGAGTATCTGATGAGTTTGAGGATTTAGAAACAATCGTAGCTACCACAGGTTACGATACTGATGAATAAGATTTTAGAATATGTAAAAGAAAGCTACAGGTTATCACCCGTGGCTTTTTATTGTGAACTGGTAGAAACAACATTATTGATGGCTGCTAGTGTTATTCTAACATTTACTGTATTAGATCCAGCTACAGAACTTTTTATACCATTATATTTGATAGGAAGTATACTTGGCGTAATAAGTACAGTAATTAGAAAAGCAGCATTTGCAATCGTACTTTGTGCTTGGTTTGTACTAATGAATTCGATTGCTCTTGTACAGCTTTTTGTGCTATAATAAAAAAAGGAATATAAATGCCATACGTAGACGCTTTTTTTGATAGAGATGCAGATATTATCCGTGCAGTCGAACGCAAGGATGGTAAAAGGCATTTCACTGAATATCAAGCGAAGTATACATTTTACTATGAAGATCCACGTGGCAAATACAAAAGCATTTATGGTGATCCATTACAACGTGTAGTTTGTAAAAATACAAAAGACTTTCGAAAAGAACTTGCTATTAACAAGGGCAAGAAAATGTTTGAGTCGGATGTAAATCCAATATTCCAATGCTTGAGTGAACACTATCTTAATCAAGATGCCCCAAAACTCAACGTTGCATTTTTTGACATTGAGACAGACTTTGATCCAGAACGTGGCTTTGCTGATCCAAGTGATCCATTTATGCCAATTACTGCTATTACTGTGCATTTACAATGGCTTGATGCACTTGTAACATTTGCATTGCCGCCCAAAACACTTACTATGGAACAAGCACAAGAAGAATGTGCCGAATTTGACAATACATATTTGTATGAAAATGAAGGAGATATGCTACAAGCATTTCTTGATGTTATAGAAGATGCAGATATACTAAGCGGCTGGAACAGTGAAGGTTATGATATTCCTTACACTGTAAATCGTGTTTCACGGGTGTTAAGTAAAGATGACACTAGACGTTTTTGTTTGTGGAAACAACTTCCAAGACGTAGAGAGTTTGAAAAGTTTGGTAAAACTGCTGAAACGTTTGATACTATTGGTCGTGTGCATATGGATTATCTTGAACTATATCGCAAGTACACATATGAAGAACGCCACACATATAGACTAGATGCTATTGGTGAAATGGAAGTTGGTGAAAACAAGACTGTGTATGAAGGCACACTAGATCAGCTTTATAACAACGACTTTAAAAAGTTTATTGAATACAACAGACAAGACGTTGCACTACTAGACAAAATTGACAAGAAGTTACGCTTTATTGATCTTGCAAATGAAATTGCTCACGACAACACTGTGTTGTTACAAACAACAGCAGGTGCAGTTGCAGTTACAGAACAAGCTATTGTTAATGAAGCACACAGACGTGGTATGCAAGCACCTAATAGAGTACAACACGAAGGACAAACAGCCGCGGCAGGTGCATACGTTGCGTATCCTAAAAAAGGCATACATCAGTGGATTGGCAGTATGGACTTAAACAGTCTATATCCAAGTATTATTCGTGCTATGAATATGGCTCCAGAAACTATTATTGGACAAATACGTCCTGATTTGACAGATGAGTTTTTGCATAATTCGCAAACACTAGAAAAGAAAAGTTTTGCGGCAAGTTGGGAAGGTAAGTTTGCAACATTAGAATATGATGCTGTAATGGAACAAAGAAAAGATGTTGCGCTAACACTGGACTTGGAAGATGGCAGCAGTCACGTGTTAAGTGGTGCAGAAATTTACAAACTTATTTTTGACAGCAATCAACCTTGGATGCTCAGTGCTAATGGTACTATTTTTACAACAGAAGTTGAAGGTGTTATTCCAGGTTTGTTAAAACGTTGGTATGCTGAACGTAAAGAACTACAAGCAAAAATGCGTAAAGCAATTGACGCAGGTAATGAAACAGAAATAGCATTTTGGGACAAAAGGCAACTTGTTAAAAAGATTAACTTGAACAGTTTGTATGGTGCTATTCTTAATCCAGGCTGTAGATTCTTTGATAAACGTATTGGACAATCTACTACACTTACTGGTAGGCAAATTGCAAAACATATGGCAAGCGAAGTTAACAAAATTATCACAGGTGAATATGATCACGTAGGTAAAGCAATCATATATGGCGATACAGATTCTGTTTACTTTAGTGCATATCCTGTTCTTGAAGAAGAAATTAGAGCTGGCACTGTGCCTTGGGGTAAAGACAATGTTATTACGTTATATGATCAACTATGCGAACAAGCAAACACAACATTTCCAGATTTTATGCGTGATGCATTTCATTGTCCACGTCCACGTAGTGAAGTAATTGCTGCCGCAAGAGAAGTTGTTGCAGACACAGGCTTGTTTATTACAAAGAAGCGTTATGCAGTTCGTGTATATGACTTGGAAGGTGATAGGAAAGATAAGGATGGTAAACTAGGTAAAGTTAAAGCTATGGGCTTGGACTTGAAGCGCAGTGATACTCCAGTGTTTATGCAGGACTATTTGAAAACATTACTTGATATGGTGCTTGCACTAAAAGAAGAAAAAGAATTGTTAGAAAGTATAAGTGAATTTAGACGTGAATTCAAAGAACGTCCAGGATTTGAAAAAGGTTCACCTAAACGTGCAAACAAGATTGGACACTATCAGCGTCTTGAAGAAAAGCAAGGCAAAGCAAATATGCCTGGACACGTGAGAGCAAGTATCAACTGGAATACACTCAAGCGTATGAACGGCGATAAATATTCCCAAGAAATTGTAGATGGAATGAAAGTTATTGTTTGTAAACTTAAACAAAATCCATTAGGATACACAAGTGTTGCATATCCAACAGATGAATTACGTATTCCTGATTGGTTCAAAGAATTGCCATTTGACGGTGATGCTATGGAAGAAGTGATTATTGACAACAAACTAGATAACTTGATTGGTGTGTTGAAATATGACTTAGAAAGCACAAAACAAAAAACTACATTTAACAATTTATTCGAATGGAGTTAATATGAAAAGAGTTGACGGATTTCAAGAACGTATTGTTTATATAGACGGTGATAGTGTAGCGTGTAGTGGAGATAATAATGATCATCCATTAGTATATCTCAAAATACCGCACGACGGACATTATGTTGTTTGTGGTTACTGTGATATAAAATATGCACGTATGGAAAAAGAATATGGTGGACCAAAAGGTGCAGAGCCCACACGTTTTGGCACTTGGGAAAACAAGGGCAGGGAGATTGATTTTTGAAAGTAGATATACAAGATATTGGTGGAGTTATTGCTAAACAAGACGATCGATATGTTGTTAAAGATAACACACTATTACAAAATTTAGTGTTAAGTAGTACAACAATGAAACCTGGTAAATCTACATCAGGCCATATACACAAAGGACAAGAAGAAATTTATTTTTTTATAAAAGGCAAAGGTACGATGTATTTAGATGATAACCCTATGCCAGTAGGTCCTGGTGATGTAGTATTGATTAAAGATGGTGTACATCATAGGGTTGAATCTAATATGTACCAAGGTAAAGACAAAGAACTTTACTTTGTTTGTGCGTTTGATGGTAGGCGGAGTCATAAATGAAAGTAGGATTTACTTGTTCAACATTTGATTTATTACACGCAGGACACGTACAAATGTTGCGTGAAGCAAAAGAGCAATGCGATTATCTAATATGTGCGTTACAAATGGATCCAAGCGTGGATAGAGCAGAAAAAAATGCACCTGTGCAAACCATTGTAGAACGTTATACACAGTTGAAAGGTGTAAAGTATGTGGATGAAATTATTCCATATGGCACCGAAAAAGACCTAGAAGATATATTGACAATGTATCATATTGATGTTAGAATACTAGGAGAAGAGTACAGAGACAAAGATTTTACGGGTAAAGACATTTGTCGTAAACGTGAAATTGACTTGTATTTTAACAAACGCGATCATAGATTCAGCACAAGTGATTTAAGAAAGAGAGTATGTGAAGTATAATGAATAAATTTATATTTGACGTTGACGGCACCCTTACACCAAGTAGGCAAACTATCAATCCAAAATTTAAAGAATTTTTTAAATCATTTATTATAGATAATAAAGTTTGGTTGGTAACTGGCAGTGATTATGCAAAAACAGTTGAACAACTTGGTGAAGATATTTGTGAAAGTGTTGAGTCTTGTTATAATTGCAGTGGCAATGATGTTTATAAAAAAGGAAAAAATATAGCCAGTAAATCTTTTGATGCTCCTAAAGAATTATATAATTTAATGAACGGTTGGTTACAAGCAAGTAGTTTTCCTTTACGAACAGGTAATCACATAGAAGAACGCACAGGTACAATAAATTTCAGTGTTGTAGGACGTAATTGTACACTAGGAGAACGAAAACTTTATATCGAACACGATTTACAAAATAAAGAACGTGAAAGTATTGCTTTTCAAATCAATTTAGAGTTTCCTGATATCACTGCTACTGTAGGTGGTGAAACAGGTATTGACATTTATCGTAAAGGTGGAGACAAAAGTCAAATACTAGATGATTTTAAGAAGAGTGATAACATTTATTTCTTTGGTGATAAAACTATGCCAGGTGGCAACGATGAACCATTAGCAAAGCTAATCAAAAATACGTATCAAGTAAAAGATTATCGAGATACTTGGGAAAGACTAGGATACTTTAAGGAAGCGAAGTTAGCACAATGATTATAGCAGGATATGGATTTGTTGGCAAAGCATATGAACTTCTTTTTACCAATCATCGAAGAGAAATAATTATACACGATCCGCCACAAGGCAAGATTGCAGACTTTGAAAATACTAGTGCAGTTGTTATATGTGTGCCAACTCCTGAAGCAGATGATGGTAGTTGTGATATGAGTGCTGTTTATACTACAGTTGAGCTTTGTAACGAAACAACACCAATATTAATCAAAAGCACCATAAGCTTACAAGGTTGGCAAGAACTTAAAACACGTTTTCCTAATCACAGATTATGTTTTTCTCCAGAGTTTTTAAGAGCTAAAAACTTTATGAATGACATTAAAAATTTAAATTCTATAATATTAAGCGGTGACACAGACTATTGGCGTGATCAATATAGTTATAATTGGCCAAAGTGTCGTATAAACATTGTAACACCAGAAGAAGCTATTGCAATAAAATATTTTAGAAATGCTTTCTTAGCAACTAAAGTCAGTTTCTTTAATGAAATATTTGATTTTTGTCAATCATACAATTTAGACTTTGAAGAAGTACAAGCAGGTATTACAGATGATGAACGTATAGGTTCAAGTCATAGTTTCGTATTTCCAGAAGAAGGTGTACGTGGATGGGGTGGAATGTGTTTTCCAAAAGACACAAAAGCTTTATTAAAAATGGCAGCAGAAAAAAATATTAATCTAAATACATTGTCAGCGGCAGTATATTATAACACAAAGTTAAAACAAACACTTGACAAGTAAAGCAAAAGTTAGTATAATTAATCAACAACGGAGAACAATATGCAAGATATTCTACAAGACATTGTGAGTCATACACACAGACTAGGTTTTATTACTACACTGAAAGTTACAGCAGAAGAAGATACTCAAATTGATAGTATGGCTGATGATCGTAGTGTGATTATGACAGCAACAACTCATTCGCCAGTTGGTGAATTTAATGGAACATTTGGTATGCCAGATCTTGGCAAACTTGATTATCATTTGAAGAATCCTGAATACAAAGAAAATGCTAAAATTGAAGTTGTGCAAGCAGAACGCAACGGCGAAGTTATGCCAACACACATACACTTTGAAAATGCATCAGGTGATTTTGAAAATGATTATCGCTTTATGAATAAAGCAATTATTGAGGAAAAATTAAAAAGTGTAAAGTTCAAAGTCAGCACATATGATGTTGAGATTGAGCCTAATATGGCAGCAATTGCACGTATGAAATTGATGTCAGGCGCACACAGTGAAGAAACAGTGTTCCAAGTAAAAACTGAAGATAACAACTTGAACTTTTACTTTGGTGATGAAGCAACACACGCAGGTTCATTTACATTTGAACACGGTATTGAAGGAAAACTTACACATACTTGGGCGTGGCCAGTTGCACAAACACTTGCTATACTAAACTTAGATGGTGACAAAACTATGAGTATTACTGATCAAGGTGCTATGAAAATTAGCGTAGACAGTGGTATGGCAAAATATGACTACATTCTACCAGCGCAACAGAAATAATGCAAGAAAAAAATAGACTACACTGGACTACAGTAATGACAGAGAAAGGTATGCTTGCAGTGATAGGCATACTTACTCTTGTTGCGGCTGGTTTAGATGTATACTCTATGATTTTAAATCTCAAGATAGAACTTGCAGATTTATTTCTACTTTTTATATACACTGAAATAATAGGTATGGTTGGTGCATACTTTATAAGCAACAGAATACCTGTAACATTGCCTATTATAATTGCAATGACAGCATTGTGTAGATTAATTGTGCTACACAGTAAAGACGCAAATCCTTGGGTGCTAGTTGCTGAAGCAGGCGCAATTTTAATACTTGCAGGCGCCGCATATGTAATGAGTCAAAAAGATAAGTTAAGTTTAGAAAAGAGAGCAATACGTGAAAAAGGATTTAACACAAACACAGAATGATTATGCTGTGTTTCTTCCAAGTATAAGTGGCTTTTATGCTACATTTATAGGAAAACAACGTTTTGGTGAATACGTTGATTACAATCGTGTACCGGCTGGACTTAATGAAGTAGAAAGTCTAAACTTTTTGAATCCTGATAAAGGAGCATTTCATTATAAGTGGGCATTATACAGTGCAGGACACGCAGACTTAGACGTAAACAAACACGTAGAAAAAGAAGATATGTTACGCAACCGCGATAGAGAAAATAGTTGGTTGCTTGGTGACTCTGGTGGTTTCCAAATTGCAAAAGGACTTTGGGAAGGTGATTGGACTAATCCAAACTGTCCAAAAGCACAAAAGAAACGTGAACTTGTTGTCAACTGGATGGAAGAATATATGGACTACGGAATGATGTTGGATATTCCAACTTGGACATTCCAAGATCCTAAGGCAGCAAAGGCAGCAAATATTCATAGCTATCAAGATGCTGTAGATGCTACACACATTAACGCAAAGTATTATATGGCCAATAGACGCGGCAACTTCAAAGTACTAAACGTTTTACAAGGCAGCAATCACGCTGATGCAGACAGCTGGTATAATGAATTCAAAGACTATTGTGATCCTGCAAAGTATCCAGACACACACTTTAATGGTTGGGCAATGGGTGGACAGAATATGTGTGATGTTGATTTAATATTGCGTAGACTTGTGCATCAAATACACGATGGTTTACTAGAAGAAGGTGTACACGATGTTATGCACTTTTTAGGTACAAGTAAGTTAGAGTGGGCTGTGCTACTTACAGACATTCAACGTGCAGTTCGCAAGTACCACAACAAAAATTTTATGATTACATATGACTGTGCATCACCTTTCTTAGCAACAGCAAATGGACAAGTATACCATACTATACGTATAGAAGATCGTGGCAAGTGGAGTTATATGATGTCTCCTGGGGCAGACGATAAGAAATATGCCACAGATAGTAGAACATTTAAGGATGCACTTGAAACAGATGGTCTTTTGAAAGCTTTTGAAGATTCTCCTATTAGTAAAGAATGCCAAGTTAAAGACATCTGCATTTACAAACCAGGCGATTTGAATAAAATTGGTAAAGAAGGTAAAACAAGTTGGGACTCATTTAGTTATGCATTACAAATGGGTCATAATGTATGGATGCATATCGAAAGTACACAAAGAGCAAACGAACGTTATGACGCAGGGGAATATCCTTATATGTTGATCGACGAACGGTTTGAACGTATAGAATTTAAACAAGTTGTAGACGAGATCTTTAGTTTAAAAGATAGACAAAAAAGTTTAGATTTGATAACAAAATATTCTAAGTTTTGGATGCAAGTAATAGGCACAAGGCTTAATGTAGGAAAGAAAACTGTAAACGCAAGCACAAAGTTCGGAGAACTATTTGAGGAGATCTAAATGGGCGACGACGATAAATTACTCTCTCATCTTGAAGAATTAAGAAAAAAGCACAGAGCACTTGACATAGAAATACAAAAGTTATATACTCATCATATTACCGAAGAGTTAAGACGTTTAAAGACAGAAAAACTTTGGTTAAAAGATGAAATATATAGAATAGAAAGAGAGCTAATAGACAAAGGCATATATGTAAATGGATACCAATGAAAAAGAACTTAGGTTACTTGCTTTAGAAATGGCTTTAGAAGATTTAGATAAAATTATAGCCAATATGAAAGAAAAAAATTATCCACCAGAACAGTTAAATGAATACGTAAAAAAACGTTGGAATACGTGGAACGAAATATATCAGGTGAAACAGCAATGAAAAGAGATTATGATAGCGGCGTAAACGAAGGTGTAAACTTTTTTGTAGGCACTGAAGTTGAGCATACTCCTCAATATGGTAAGAAAACATTGTTTGTAGTAGGCTTACAAAACTTTGAAGATATTATTGAATATGCAGAAAAGCAAAACTTACAGCACATTTATATTGGTGCAAATATGAGTTATGAACCAGATGAAGCATATGATGGTATGATCTTTCCACTGTTAAAAGAAGGATATTGGGTAACATTAGACTTTGATATCAAAGATGTAGAGTATGTATTAGAGTCAGGTTATACAGAATACAATAGATTTATTCCAATGATTAGTGCAAAACTACCTTACATTAGTCAACTTGGATACAATGCTTGTTTAAAAATAGATGACAAAGATTTTGATGCTACAAACCCAGGTGTATGGGTGCATCGAATGCACGACCTAAAAGAGAAGGCTGTGTTTACTGATTGGTCTAAATACACTACAGACGAAATCATTGGTTGACAATATGAGCCAAGAACGTTATTATGAATATATGTTAAGGCGCTTTAGAGAGGAAAATGCAAAATTGAATAAAACATTAGAAATTGCAAAACGTAGTATATGGGTTACATTTCGTAAAGAAGGTATTCACTTATATCCAGCGGCAAAAGACGATCCAGCATTAGCAACAGGTGACTGGGATGACGTAAGTTTTTTAGGTGTTGCACATAGGCATATCTTTCATTTCAAAGTGCAAATTGAAGTTACGCACAATGATAGAGATATTGAATTTATTCAGTTTAAACGTTGGCTCGAAAGTTTGTATGACGATAAGACCATCGAACTGAACCACAAGTCTTGCGAAATGATTGCTGACGACTTGTACACGCAAATTAACAACAAATATCCAGGCCGGTTTGTTGTTATTGATGTTGCCGAAGATGGCGAAAACGGCTGTTCAATCATTTATCCTAACTTAGAAGCAAAAAAGGATTACTAAGGAAATGACTATCAAAAATCCTGTCGTTAACAAAATTTTTAACGACCTTGAAGAACTGCACGACTTTTGTCGTACAGAAGGCTATCCATTTAACCAAGCTGATCTTTACAAAAAAGATGCTCGTGTTTGGCAAGCCTTTACCAAATATAAAAACTGGATCCGAGCAAAGAATCGGAATAAAGGACGAAATTAATGAGAAAACTGTTTTATATGGGCTTAGAGCCTTATGAAGGCAGGTACACATTACAGTTAGAAGAGTGGTCACGAAGAGCGTTTTTAAGACGTGACATCGACTGGGTAAGTGTGCCTGGTACTACTATTGATAACACAAAAGCAATTCAAGTCGGTCAGGTGTTAGATGCACACGGCCGTTCTTATTTTGCAATGTCGCAAATGATGAATCTAGTGCAAATGATGCGTAATGGTGAAGTTACAGGAGAAGATGTTGTATTCTTTGAAGATATGTTTCAACCAGGTATGGAATCGTTACCTTACATTATGGATCAGATTCCAGCAGAGCAACGTCCACAAGTTTGGATACGTTGTTTAGCACAGGCAGTTGATCCAGATGACTTTGTACACGTTTGGGGTATGGGCAAGTGGATGAGTTTGTATGAAGAAATGTGTAACGAGTTTGTTACTGGTGTACTAGCAAGTAATGAAGAAATGGTTGCACATATGAAGATTGCAAACTGGAAAGCACCTATTTACAATATTAGTGGACTTGCATTTGATAAAACAGAAGTCCAACTTAGAGTAGGAGAAATAAAGCCTTGGGATGAACGTGAGAACCGTGTAGTTTTTGCGGCACGTTTTGATCAGGAAAAGCAACCAGACTTTTTTATGGATATTGCCGAACAACTTAATGACAAAGATATTGAATTTGCTATTTTACAAGGTGGCCCATTAAGAAGTAACAATATAAAATACATTGACAGAGCTAGAGCTCTTGAAAAAGCAGGTTGCATAAAAATTTATGAAAACTTAAAAAAGAATGATTACTATCATATCGTAAATCATAGTAAAGTTTTGTTTAATTGTGCATTGCAAGACTGGACAAGTAACACAGTAAGTGAAGCAGATGCATTAGGCTGTAATGTACTGTTTCCTGCTTATAGAAGTTTTCCTGAGATATTTGCAAATGATCACACTAGAATGTATGTACCTTGGAGTACAGAAGATGCAGTGAACAAACTACAACCATTACTAGATTCTCCACACAAAGACTTAGGTGCAATTAGTAATTGGACTAGTGCAACTATTGATCGTTACATTGATATTATGCAAGGTAATGGTGAACAATGGCGAAGAGATAGCAATCGTTATAGAGATCACGTAGCGGAGACAAAGTATTGAAAGTTTTAGTTACAGGTGCAACAGGATACATAGGAAGCCACGTTTGTAAATTATTAAAGGAACGTGGACACGTTGTAGTTGGCTGGGATATCAACATTCACGGTGAACACAATGATGTATCTGCATACTGTGACGAATTTTATAATGTTGATGTTACTGGACAATATGTAGGCGGTGTTTATGATGCTATTGTACATTTAGCAGGACGTAGTGTTGTACCTGATAGTATGAAGGAGCCAAGTGAATACTATAGAGTTAATGTAATGGGTACATTAAACCTTTTAAATAAAACAACTTGTCCACACATATTATTTGCTAGTACAAGTAGTGCTTGGGAAATGGCATCACCGTATGCAAAAAGTAAGGTAGCGGCAGAAGATGTGATAAAGGAGAAAGCAGATGGATACACAATTTTTAGATTTTTTAACGTATCTGGTACTGACGGGCATAATCGTCAATTGGGCGTTCCTACCCATCTTATTCGTGTTGCTGCTATGGTGGCTGCTGAGAAACTACCCGACCTTAAGATCTTTGGTGTGGACTATGCTACTAGGGATGGTACTTGTATTCGTGATTATATTCACATTGTTGACTTGGCTAGTGCCATTGTCAATGCCGTTGAACGAGGACCTGCAAACACCGACTACGAATGTCTTGGTTCAAACGTAGGATATAGTGTACGTGAAGTAATCAGTACTATGGAGAAAGTAACTGGTAAAAAAATAATTACAGTAGAAGCACCACGCAGAGAAGGCGATGCTGTTAGCAGTGTAGTTGATAATTTAAGTGATCTAGTAACATTAGAAAAAACAATTGAAGATATGTGTATAGATCAATACAAATTGGAAAGGAGCAAAAATGCACTCGAGTGAACTAAAAGGAACCGATAACTTATATTATTGGGTTTTACGTGCCATTGAATATTTAGATGATGGTGAATTTTTAGAAGGTATTATGTGGTTTGAGGAAGAAGCAAAACACATTTTGGATAACATTCAAGAATGGCCTGAAAATCCTCAATTACTTGAAGATTGTAGAGATGCACGTGAGATGATTCAAAACGAAGATTGGCCAGGTGTGCTAGAAGCAATCGAAAATCTTAGAGGACATATGGAAAATATGGGTTACCTATAATGCGAGATCATACAGGTGATACAGTAACAATTACATTAAGCGATAATGACGAATCTGGAATGTATGTTATTAATACAGACTCAATGGATAGTAGTACAATCTCAGTAGATACTACTGCATTTGACGATTTAATTAGTATGGATGATCAAGTTTATACATTAACTGGACTTGATCCTGTAGAGTTTGAAGACCATATGCCAAGCGTTTCCAAAGTAGAAGATATGTGTAATGAATATTCTGCATTACAAAAAGCATATGAAAATTTTAAAAGCATATATCATATGGTGCATCAGGATTATATTGGTAACAGAAAAGATAATGAGGCACCATTTTAATGAAACATAGTATAGAACAGTGGATTGATAGAATAAATTCAATGAAGGATTTATGCATACAAGCACATAGAATAAGAAATGAATTTTCGGAAATTAGTAACAAACAATACGATGCTTCACAATGTAGACATCTTCTAGAACAAGTCCAATCTATGGCTGCTGGTATTGCAAATGAAAAAATAACTGAAATTAAAACAGAGATGGACGAATGGAAAAAATAAAAAGAAAATATTACACTTGGGAAGATGTACAAAAGTGTGCTCATAAACTAGCACTATCAATGTATAACAGTAGATTTCGTCCTGACTATATTGTAGGTCTTAATAGAGGCGGATTACCTCTAAGTGTTATGCTTAGTCATTTACTCGATTGTAACCATTATACCCTAGATGTTAGATTGCGTGACAGCAAAGAAAGTCCTGAAAGCAATCTATGGATGGCAGAACAAGCATTTGGATATCTTGAAACAAAAGACAGATCGGATACTTGGAGTCAAGGACGTAGCCAACCTAAGATGCGCAAAAACATTCTTATTGTAGATGATATCAATGATACTGGTGCTACGTTTGAATGGATTATGAAAGATTGGCAAGCAGGTTGTTTACCTGATAGTCCAGCGTGGGAAGATGTATGGCGTGAAAATGTGCGTTTTGCTGTAATGTGTGAAAAGACACATACAGATTTTGATGGTGTAGATTATGTGTGGGAAGAAATTGACACCAGCGAAGAAGATACTTGGATAGTGTTTCCTTGGGAATATGATTAATAAATATTTTAATAAGGAGATAATATGAGCTGTGGATGCGGAAGAAGTCCAACTGGCAGATGTGTAGGTTGGCATAATTTAACTGAGGAGCAATACCTCGAAAAAAAAGCTCAATATGAAGAGAGACAGAGACTTAAGAAGGAGAAAAGTGAATGAGTATGAGTGAACAATTGGCCAAAGCTGCAAGAATGCACGCCGAAGGTGAGCTTGAAAGAGCTAAAACGAATATTATGGTATATATGAATCAAAGTGTTGGCATAGGCGAACACGCAGATATTGTAGAAGCAATACAAAATGAATTAGACACTATGGCGGCAGCCAGTGATAGAATTGAAATGATTGAAAAATATTTTAGTTAATTGTTGACAAAAGATCTAAATAGTGTTACTATAAACAATAGACATCCTCGTCTATAACTCGGAGAATTAAATGACAGAAGAAGTAAAAGTCAGTCAAGTTGTACGTGAAAGACTTAAAAAAAATAACGTGCGTTTTTTTGCAAATGATAATATTAGTGAACACATAAGCGAGTGGGAACTTGAAGAGATCAAGAACGAACTTGCTTATAAGTTTGAAGATGTTTTACAAACATTAATTATCGATACTGAGAACGATCCTAACAGTATTGACACTGGTAGACGTATGGCAAAAATGTATGTCAACGAAATTATGTCTGGTCGATATGATCCAATGCCAGCACCTAATGCTTTTCCTAATTATGTAAATGAAGGTGAAGGTTATGAAGGTATGTTGGTTGTGCGAAGTGAGCTTACAAGTTTGTGTTCACATCATCACCAAACTGTTAAAGGTGTAGCATACATTGGTATTATTGCTGGTCCTAAGTTACTAGGGTTGAGTAAATACACACGTATTGCACAGTGGTGTGCTATGCGTGGAACACTACAAGAAGAACTAAATGTAATGATTGCTGATGAAATTCAGAAACATACAGGCAGTGAAAATGTTGGTGTTTATGTACAAGCCACACACGGTTGTTGTGAAAATAGAGGCATCAAAGCACACAGTAGTTTAACACAAACTACAGTGTTACGTGGTGCGTTTAAAAATGATCCAGCAACTAAAAAAGAGTTTATCGATAATGTTAAACTACAACAGCAATTTGCACAGGGGTCATAATGTCAGAACCAGTAGATGTAAGTAAAAAACACTTTTACATAAGTTTAGTAAAAAGTGCTGTGCGTATAGCAGGATGTGCTGTATGCTTGTATACCGGTAGTGTTGTTTGGTTAGCAAGTGGTTTTCTTGTTGCTGAACTACTTGGCATTGCAGAGGAATTGTAATGCAGTTACGTTATAGCGAAGCTTTTTATTCAGTTCAAGGCGAAGGTAAATTTGTAGGAGTACCTAGTGTATTCCTACGCACCTTCGGTTGTAACTTTCGCTGTATGAATTTTGGTGTTAACAAAAGCGTTGGCAATCGTTGGGAACAACACAAGCGTGGTGAACGTTACAATGCAGAAGTAAAACAACTTCTTGCAGACAAAGTACACGAAACTACAAAAGAGTTTAATGATTTGCCTATTGTACACACAGGTTGTGATACATATGCAAGTATCTATCCAGAGTTCAAGCATTTCAATATGCTTAAAAGCGTAGACGAAGTTGTAGAACATTTGCTTAGTCTTTTGCCAGAAGGTAAATGGACTATGGATAATGGTCAGGATGTACACTTAATACTTACTGGCGGCGAACCTTTGTTGGCGTGGCAACGATTGTACGTAGAATTATTTGAACATCCACGTATGAAGGATTTGAAGAATGTCACAATTGAAACCAACACTACACAAAATTTACACAATGACTTCTACAACTATCTCAGCGGTCACGAAAGAATTCAGCTCACTTTTAGCTGCTCTCCAAAACTATCCGTATCGGGCGAGTCTTGGGATGATGCTATTAAGCCTGATGTTGCTCGTCAGTATTCCGGTGTTGATGGTGCTAATATGTATTTTAAGTTTGTTGTTGCTGATCAAGACGATGTTGATGAAGTTGCTAGAGCAGTTGATTCATATCGCGAAGCGGGCGTGGACGTCCCTGTATATCTTATGCCGCTTGGGGGTAGGTCGGAAGAATACACTCTCAACGTACAAGAGGTGGCGGACCTCTGTATGGAACGAGGGTGGAGGTTCTCGCCTAGACTCCACATCAGCTTATTCGGAAATGCCTGGGGAACTTAAAAAAAATATTGACAGTGTTCCTAACGGTATTAGAAGCGATGAGGAATACGAAAAAATAAGGAAATTGATATGAAAGATCCAAAAGTAACCGAAATGGTAAAAGACCTTAACACAATGGTTAAAGAAATAAACAAACTTAATGTAAAATTATATAAACAAGGCGTGTCTTACAGAATGGAAGAATCATATGATGAAGATTTAGGCGCTAAACAAGTAACAGTTAATTATCTTAAACAGACAGTGGAGTACTAATGAAACAATGGCTTAAAAAAGTAACTGGCATTGAAGCAGAAGAAAAACGTCTTAAAGATGAGGCGGCTGCTTTAGAAGCTAAAGAAATGGAACAATTGAAAGTTCGAGATCCTAAAGCATATGCTACAAAAAAGAAAGAACCTTGGGTAAATGTACTTGATGTAAAGGTTAATCAGGATAATGTACGAAATGGGTTTTTTGAGTTAGATTGGAACAAATACTTTATAGAACAACTTATTGGTGCAGGCTATGGCGAAAAAGGCGATCCTGAAGAACAGATTGTTGACAGATGGTTCAAGGATATTGTATACAATATGTTTATTGAAGAAGGTATGGACACAGATAGAGGTGCAGGTTATATTAATGTTGTGCCTATCGATCAAGGAAAAAGTGAAGTTTCGTAATGCGTGACGATCTAATGGTTCAACAGCAAGTTGAAAACGTATGGCAACATATGGTAGGAGTTATTTGTTTAAATTGTACAAATAGAAAACAAGTAAAACGTGTATTACCTCCATTATTTGCAACTGCGCCAACTCCTGTTCATTTCTTAAACACACCGGAAAAAACAATTAAAACTATAATCGAAAGTCTCGGTATGGTAAACGTAAGATATAAGCGTTTGAAAAGAATGAGTAAAGAGTTCTTGACTTGGGACGGAAATGATGCTACAATGTTATATGGAATTGGGAAATACGGCAGTGACAGCTACAGATTATTTTACAAAAACGAAGTACCTGACAATGTTGGTGACCACGAATTGAAACGATATGTAGAAGAAGAGTTTTATGACTTACATACTAATTGATACAGCAAATACTTTCTTTAGAGCTAGACACGTGGTACGTGGTGATATTGATACTAAAGTAGGTATGGCAATGCACATTACACTTAACAGTATTAAGAAAGCGTGGCAGGACTTTAATGGTTCGCACGTTGTTTTTTGTTTAGAAGGACGTAGTTGGCGTAAAGATTATTATGAGCCTTACAAGCGTAATCGCAAAGAACATCGTGATGCTATGAGCCCACGTGAGGCAGAAGAAGATAAAATCTTTTGGGAAATATTTGACGAGTTCAAAGAGTTTGTTACAGATAAAACTAATTGCACAGTTTTACATAATCCTGTGTTAGAAGCAGATGATCTTATAGCAGGTTGGGTGCAAGCACATCCAAATGATGAACACGTAATTGTTAGCACAGATGGCGACTTTGCACAACTTATTGCACCCAATGTGCGCCAATATAACGGTGTACAAAATGTTACAATTACACACGAAGGTTACTTTGATGACAAAGGCAAACCTGTAATAGACAAGAAAACTAAGGAGCCTAAGGCTGCTCCAGAACCTGCTTTTATGTTGTTTGAGAAATGTATGCGTGGAGACACTAGTGATAATGTGTTCTCTGCTTATCCAGGTGTACGTAAAAAAGGTACTAAGAACAAAGTCGGCTTACTAGAAGCATTTGCAGATAAAGAAACTAAAGGCTTTAACTGGAATAATATGATGTTACAACGTTGGGTAGACCACGAAGGTGTAGAGCATCGTGTACTAGATGATTACACAAGAAATGTAACATTATGCGATTTGACTGCACAACCTGATGATATAAAACAAGAAATAAATAAAACTATCCAATCAGCAGACAGTAAAAATGTAAGCCAAGTTGGTATGAGACTTATGAAGTTTTGTGCTAAGTGGGATTTACAGCGTATTGCAGATAATGCGGCACAATATGCAGAACCATTACAAGCGAGGTATTATATATGACGGTTAAAGCAAAACCTATTTTAGATGGTAAATTTTGGATTGTTGAAGATGCAGGTGTACGTGTTGGTACTCTAGCAAAAGATGAAGAAGGCTTTGTAGTTAGTGCAAAAGGCAAAATTGATTTTTATAAAAGTGAAAATGCACTAAAAAGAAAATTAGGTAAAGATCTTTTCGTTGCTAAGATTCCTACAGAAGATAACACAGATAAAGAAGTACACGGTTATCCAACACGATCACTGCCTTTTAACAGTATGTATGATTTGCAAAGTAAATTGCCTTTGTTTACCAAAAGTAGAAAAAGTAAAAGTTTATATTGTGCTGGATATTATCTAGTAAGATTTAACATTAATTGGCTTAAAAGTTATTGTCCAAAATTAATTACTTTACAAAGAAATGAATATATGGGTCCATTTAAAACAGAAATAGAAATGAAAGCAGCCTTAAGTAATGTCAATAGAGCCTCTAAACACCAGTAGTATACAACAATTTATACAACAAGTAAAATCTGCAGAATCGAGTAGAGCAAGAGAGTTACGTATAGATATTAATCAAGCAAAAAATCTTGCATTTACATTAGGAATAGTAATGGCAAGATTAAATGGTGATTTAGAAAAATTTGTAAAAGAAAATGCAGGCGGAGATATAAGCGATATTGAAGTAGTTATTGGTGCAGATTCAGATTGGAAATGAGTAAAACTATAGTTTAAAAAGGATAAATATATGCGTATATAACTAGGAGGCGCATATGAGCAGACCCAAGCCAAATGTATTATTAGAGTTTACAAATAGTGTTACATACAAATGTGAGCAGGTTTTAGAAGCAGATGCAATATGGGCTGTCTTTTATAAAAATAAACCTTTTAATTTAAAAAGCAGTAATTCTTTAACTAACTATCCTGGCCCAAAATATAAAAAAACAAGTTTTTCAAATCCAGGTCACGCATTTAATCTATCAAAAAAATTAAATGAAATGTTCAAAACAGATGAATTTACAGTAGTAAAACTAGTCGAAGGTGAACAAATTGATTAATGTCTAATAAAATTACATACACTAAAATTTTTCTAAAAGAATTAGGAAAAACATACAACGATATCTCAGTACAAGAACACTTACATATTTGGTGGTATAATACTAGAAACAAAGATGTTGGAGGGTTACGTTTAACAGATGAAGGATATGAAGCAATCCAAGAAATGGGACTGACAACATATGATATTCCATATCCACGAGAAATGCCTTTAACAACACAAATTATAATATTTTTAGATAAGTTTATTGATTGTCCATATTATTTAACAAATAGAAGCATAACGGTTACAAATGAAAAGAAAGCAGTTGAATTAACACTGTTTAGTGGTGATTTAAGAAAATATGGCTTAACAAAAGCAATGAAAAGACAAAATGAGAATTGATTTACACGGATCACATATACACGAAGGTTGGCGTAAATTTAAAAAATCCGTTGATCAAGCATATTATTCCGGACATAGACAATGTATTGTAATTACTGGTCAAGGTGCTATGATGCGAGAATTTCCTACTTGGGCAAATAACCATCCATTTGTAAGAGAGTGCAAACAACAAAAATATAATCCAGGAAGTTTTTTAATAAAATTAAAGAAAAAAGGTTGACCTTTATGTAAAGATGTCTTATATTATATGTATAGGGCAATAAAGCAAAGAGGGCTTTCAAATGTTTACATACTGTGAAGATACTATTTCAGACTTACACAAGGAAGTGTATGGTGTCCGTCCACGTGAAGCTTTTTACGCAGACTGGAATAACTGCACTCCTGCTGAAAAGCAGAAAACTTGGGACGAGTACTGCAAAACTCTTGAACAGCAAATGGCTGAGGAGAAAATCCGCGAAGCAGCTTGTGTTGCACGATTTGAAGATCGTGTCCAAGATGTAATTAAACTTGGTGCTGGCGATCGTGAAACAGCACTTCGTTGGATTGCACAACAGGAAACTTTTTATCATATTCAAGATGTTGAGCATTTTGTTTGGGAGCAAGGTATCTTGTTCACAGATTATGGTAAGGCTCTTGTAGAAGAGCTTGCCGCCAATGTCGAATATAAAGATATATAAAAAGGTTGACAACGCAACTATTAAATGTTAATGTAACGTATAAGCACTGATACAAACAATAAGGAAATACAAAATGGATACAATGACAAGACAAGTTAGTCCGAACCGAGCTAAGAAAAGCATTTATCGGGCATTTCAAAAGAAGAGACCTGTGTTTTTATGGGGTCCTCCAGGTATTGGTAAGTCTGATATTATCAAGCAGATTACTGATAGTATGAAAAACAGCCATCTAATTGATATTAGACTATCGCTGTGGGAACCAACAGACATCAAAGGTATTCCGTACTTTGATGCTAACCAAGGTAAAATGGTGTGGGGCGCACCTAGCGAATTGCCAGACGAAGAATTCGCAAAAGCATATGATAACATTGTTGTATTCTTTGACGAAATGAACTCAGCACCTCCAGCTGTACAAGCGGCGGCATATCAGCTGATTCTAAATCGTCGAGTAGGACAATACAAATTACCAGACAACGTTATTATCGTTGCGGCTGGTAACCGCGAAGCAGACAAAGGTGTTACGTATCGTATGCCTGCTCCGCTTGCAAATCGCTTTATACACTTAGAACTTGCTGTTAATTTTGACGACTGGTTTGAGTGGGCAGTTGACAACACGCAACACAAAGACGTTGTTGGCTATTTGCAATTTGCTAAACAGGATCTTTATGATTTTGATCCTAAATCGCCAAGTCGTTCTTTTGCAACACCACGTAGTTGGTCGTTTGTTTCTGAACTACTAGACGAAGATGATTCAGATGAATCTTCTACTACAGACCTTGTTGCTGGTGCAGTAGGTGAAGGTTTAGCTGTAAAATTTATGGCTCATCGCAAGATTGCGGGAAGTATGCCTAATCCAAGTGATATTTTGGATGGCAAGGTAAAAGAGATAAAAACACAGGAAGTCAGTGCAATGTATTCCTTAACTGTGTCTCTTTGCTACGAGCTTAAAGAAGCAAGCGATGCAAACGACAAGAAGTTTGATAACAAAGTTAACAACTTTTTAAGGTTTGCAATGGATAATTTCGAGACTGAATTAGTTGTAATGGGTATAAAACTTGCTCTTACACAATACAATCTTCCAATTGATCCAGATGAAGTTGCTTGCTTTGATGAGTTTCACTCGCGTTACGGCAAGTATATCAAGGCTGCTCAAAACGCTTGAGCCAATAACTAGTGGGCAGTATTCGTACTGTCCACTATTCTATTTAAAGGTTGACAATCATATTAAATAATGTTATAACTATTACAGCACTGATAAAAAGAGGATGATTATGTTAGATTTTATGCCGCAATATGTAGCTATGAAAATGTCTACAGAAAAAACCGCAAGCAAGTTAAAAAATTGGGAACCAGATCCTAATATTACACCCGAAGCATTAGAAGAAATGCAAAAGGTTGTACTAGATAGAATTATTACTGCAAGAGTTGGGTTGCTATTAAGGCATCCTTTTTTCGGTAATATGGCAACACGTTTACGAATTGTTGCGGCTGACGATACTATTCCTACTGCGGCAGTAGATGGTAAAAACTTATACTTCAATACACAATTTTTTAACGCAATGGATAACAAAGAAATAGAATTTGTTATTGCACACGAAATTTTACATATGGTATTTGATCATCTTACAAGACGTGAAGATCGAAATCCTTATCTTTACAATGTTGCTTGTGATTACATTGTTAACAATATTCTAGTTAGAGATAGAATTGGTATGAAGCCAAAGTTAGTAGAATGCTTCCAAGACTTCAAATACTTGGATTGGACAAGTGAAGAAGTATATGACCAATTGTACCAAGATGCAGAAAAAATTGATATTGAACAATTAGGTGAAATGTTAGATGAGCATTTTGAGTGGGGCGAAGGACCAGCAAGTAACGGTGAAGGCAACGATGATGGTAAAGGTAAAGGCAAGGGGCAAACATTATCTGAAAGCGAAAAGCAAAAAATTAAAGACGAAATAAAAGAAGCAGTAATGGCAGCCGCACAGGCAGCAGGTGCTGGTAATACTCCAGCTGAAATTACACGTATGATTAAAGAACTTACTGAGCCTAAAATGAACTGGCGTCAGTTACTTCGTCAGCAGATTCAAAGCACAATTAAAAGTGATTACACTTTTGTAAGACCAAATCGTAAAGGTTGGCAAAGTGGTGCAATACTTCCAGGTATGAACTTTGAAGAAACTATTGATCTTTGTATTAGTATTGATATGTCAGGTAGTATCGGTGATAAGCAAGCTAAAGACTTCTTAAGTGAAGTTAAAGGTATTATGGACGAATACAAAGATTACAAAATCACAATATGGTGTTTTGATACTAAAGTATATAATGAAGATACATTTACATCAGATGACGGCAATGATATTAGTGACTATGAGGTTATCGGTGGCGGTGGCACAGATTTTGAGGTAAATTGGACATATATGAAAAAAGAAGGTATTGAACCTAAGAAATTTATTATGTTTACAGATGGTTATGCTTGGGATAGTTGGGGAGATCCAAATTACTGTGATACATTATTTGTTATTCATAGCCATCACGATAAAAATTTGGAAGGTCCTTTTGGTATGTCTGTACATTATGAGGAGGCTGCGTGAAGCTAAAAACCAATCCACTAGATGTTTTAGGTATAAGGAGGGTAAACTTTTGCCCTCCTACTTTCGAGACTGTTGACTTGGAAAAAACCTATAACATAGAAGCAGTACTTTCTGATTGGATTGAAGATAATCTAACAGGAAGATACTTTCTAGGAGAAAACGTATCTATACAAAACGATACAATTTCAAGTGTTACAACAGTTGGATTTGAATTATCCAAAGAGATGAGCTTTTTTATGTTAGCTTGTCCACATTTGAAGTATACAAGATAGTCAAGAAAATATATATTATACAAGGAGTAAAAGAGTAATGACTGAACAAACACAACCAGATCCAAATGAACTAAACATTCAAGATCTAGCATTAGCAAGAGCTGTAATTGAGCTCTCTACTGAACGAGGAACATTCAAAGCAAATGAGCTCGCAAATGTCGGAGCTCTTTATAATAAGCTTGATGGTTTCTTGAAAGCTGTTGAAGAACAAGCAAAACAAGCCAAAGAAGCGGCAGAATCTGCAGAGGCAGCGGCTGCGGCAACACCACCACCGGCGCCAGCAACGGAGGCAGAAGATGGCTCTTAAACACGTAGGAAGAATTAAGGCTAACAAGCGAAAAGTTATAGTAGCTTATAGAGTCGTACCAGGTGAACCAAATAATTGTTTGGTTTGTCAAACTGAAAATTTAAGTGCTGAAGAGCACGATGCTCTTATTCAAGCAGTTGAATCAGCTGCCGGACAAGAAGCATATGAATTTGGTGAAGCAATGGCAAGAGCTATGTTACCAGACGGTAGAAATATGTTAGCAGGATTTCATACTACAGGTAAACTTAGAAAAGTTGAAACCAGTATGGTTGAAATGACGCCAACTAATGCTGATGCAATATCTTTAGACGACTTAAATAAAATTATTGCAGAACAAAAAGGTGTTACAGTAGCAGATTTAGCCTTAAAAGGTCCAGATGGTGAAACTGTACCCGAAAACAACGAAACTGTTGATCCATCTACAGTATATACTGAAGAAGTTTCTTCTGAAGGAACACTAAGTAACGAAGACTTAGCGGCACAATACAGATCACAAGCTGATGCACTTTTTAAAGAAGCAAAAGCACTTAGAGAGCAAGCAGAAGAACTTGTTCCTACAAAACGTAAAGCCGCAAAGAAAACTGAAAGTGCCTAAAGAGAATATTGAGAATGACTATTGGGAGGAAATTTTAGATAATGTCGACTACGATTACCTCCCAATTGAATATGTATCCACAGTAATTGTAACCTTTCTTGACCAAAAAGTGTGGGAAATAGATGTCCACAATAAAAAGAATGAAGATGATCCAGCAGATATAATTGCTACATTCTTAGACGAGTACAATGATAAAATAGATACAGTGGATTTTAGATTAGATACTAAACGCCTTCAAAAAGATGTCACTAAACGCACAAAGCGATTTCTTAAGCTTAACAAATAATCCTAATTGTGATAAATACATTAAAGTAATACTGTAGGAGAAGTTTCATATGGCTTTGAGAATTAAAAGAGGTACTAATGCTGAGCGTTTGTCTTATACCCCAGAATTAGGTGAATTAATTTACGTTACAGACTATTCAGGTGCAAACGTAGGACCGCTTTGGGTAGGTGACGGAACGACTGTTGGTGGTAATCAAGTATCATCAGGATCCGGCGGCGGCGGTGGCGGCGGCGATGTTGTAGACGATACAACTCCACAGTTAGGTGGCAACCTTGATTTAAATAGCTATGATATAACTGGTACAGGTGATATTGATACTACAGGCAATATTAACGCAACCGGTAGTATTGATGTTAATTTGAATATCGATGCAGGTGGTTATGTAAATGCAACCACAATGGCTGCAAACTTATTCAATGGTACTTTTGATGGCGACATTACAGGTAGTGTTTTTAGTGATGATTCAACTGTATTGGTTGACGGTAATAACAATAGAATATTAGCACCAGTTTGGAACGGCGACAATCACGCAATGGTTGACACTGAACTGAATACTATGAAAAGTTCAAGATTAGAAATTGAAGATGCTACTGATCCTAAAATTTCTTTTACAGGACCTGTATCCAGTGGAAGCGGACACGATATAATTGCAAGTGCATCAAGAGGTACATTAGCTTCTCCATCAGTTTCACAAGCAGGCGATGGTGTTTTAGATCTTACTGCTAGAGGTTATGACGGTGATAGTTTTGAAAATACAGCAGTTGTCAAATTAGGTCCGGATAAGTATACCACTGCTATTGGTGATGGTATAGTGCCAGGAAGAATTGTATTTTTAACATATAATGAATCTGGTGCTACAGGTACAGACAATGCAATGGTTTTTAACCGTTTTGGTTATTTAGGTATTAAAACTGATGCTCCAGCAAAAGCTCTAGATGTTAGAGGCGATGGTATATTTACAGGCAATGTGCAAGCTGCTTCTATGACAGGCACATTTGTAGCTGATGATTCAACAATTTTGGTTGATGGTGTATCAGGAAAAGTTAATCTAGCACCTAATACACTTTCTGATTTAGGAAATGTTACTATTGGTACTCCACAAGCAGGACAAGTTTTAAAATATAATGGTACTGCGTGGGTAAATGATGTAGACGTTGTAGGATCAGGTGGTTCTGGCGGAGGTATTGGCAACATTGGTGTTGGTGCAGACGATAGTGCCATTAGATTAATAAACAGCGGAGAAAGCTTCAAAATACTTGGTGCAGGAACTAACAGCACTTCAAGTGATGCAGAAGGTAATATTACAATTACAGGTGTAACAGAACTTTCAGGCGATACAACACCAGTACTTGGCGGCAATATGGAAACAGGAACTTACAACATCAAGTTTGGTGATGCTGCAAGTCCAGGTTCAGATGATACATTAATATTTGGTACTGGTAATGATTTACAGATTTATCACACAGGTTCAGCAAGTGTAATCAAAGATGCTGGTGACGGCGGATTACAAATTTTAACAAACTTACTAGAAGTTAAAAATGCTGCAAATGACGAAGTACAAATAGATGCTACAGAAGATGGTGGTGTTAGATTATATTACAATGGTAGTTCAAAATTACAAACAACTACTAATGGTATAACAATCACTGGCACACTTACAGGTGATGTTACAGGTAATGTAAGTGGTACAGCAGGAGCAGTTGCTTGGTCAGGAATAACTAGTAAACCAACTACACTAGCAGGATATGGCATTACTGATGCTGCAACAAGTGCCCAAGGTACTAAAGCAGATACAGCGTTACAACCAGCTGCGTTAGGTAACTATGATTTTACAGGATCAACTGTTGATACAAACGATTCAAGTGGTATCACTATTATTCCAGCAGTTACAGTACAAAGCGATCTTACAGTTGAAAACAATTTAACAGTTACTAATGCTGTTATTGCAGACCGTTTTGAAAGTACAAGCACAGGCACTCCAGAAATTACTGCGGCAACTAATCTTAACTTAACAGCGGGTAATGCAGTTGTAATAACTCAATCACCGGTAAGATTTGCATCATTTACAACAACTGAACGTGATGCACTAGCATCTGCTAACGGTGATATGATTTACAATACCACTACAAACAAATTCCAAGGATATGCAAACGGTGCTTGGGTAGACTTACACTAAGGAGCCTAAATGAGCGAGAAAGAGTATATTGTCACACTTAAAGCAGGTGTAGACTATGATGCATTCAATGCAGAAATGATAGCATCAACCGGTGCTGGAGATATACCAAATAGAACAGTAGACGTTGCAAACGCAAGACCACTAAGTCAAAGAAATACACACTACGCATTAACAGATGCAGAAGCAACAACACTTAGAGGTGATAGTAGAGTAGTTGATGTACAAATACCACCACAAGATAGAGAAGATATTGATATAGGACTCAATGCTTTTCAAGGAGGTGCCAATTGGAAAAAGAATACATCAAGCGGATCGACAAATGATTTAAATTGGGGGTTGTTAAGATGTGCAAAAGGCAGCGATCTTTTTGCAGGAACAGCAACAATAACAAATCAATTCAATTATACACTTACAGGAAAAGGTGTAGACGTTGTTATTCAAGACAGTGGAGTTCAAACAGATCATCCAGAATTCACTGATAGTGCAGGAATATCAAGAATTAGAAATATAGATTGGTATGCAGAATCAGGACTATCAGGTTCGCAAAATGCAAATCACAATAGAGATTATGACGGACACGGATCACATTGTGCAGGAACAGTAGCTGGTAGAACACAAGGTTGGGCTAAAGACGCACACATTTACAGTGTAAAAGTTGGTGGACTAGAAGGCACAGGCGATTCAGGAACTGGTATAAGTGTTACTGATTGTTTTGATGTTATCAAAGGATGGCATAACAACAAACCAATCGATCCTAAAACTGGATTCAAACGCCCTACAGTTGTTAATGCAAGTTGGGGATACGGTGGTAACAGAAGCACTCCTCAAAGTGGTGTTTATCTAGGCAACAGCTGGAATTATTCTGATTATGGAAGCAATAGCAATAATCTTTGGGCAAATGTAGGCGTAGTTCCAATTCTGGGTCTTAACAGAAGAATAAACGTTCGTGTTGCAAGTGTAGATACAGACTTACAAGAATGTTTAGATGCTGGTATAATTTTTTGTATAGCAGCAGGAAACAGTTATTATTACATAGATAAAGCAACAGGTCCGCATTATGACGATACCTGTAATTTTGGCAATGGACAAGAATATATTTTTAGAGGAAGTTCGCCGTTTAGTGAAAATGCATTTATGGTGGGCAACGTTGATTATACATATACTAATAGTTTAGAACAAAAAGCAGAATCAAGTTGTGCAGGTCCGGGTGTAAATATATTTGCTCCTGGCACAGAGATTATTAGTGTAGGTTCCACAGATAACGGTGGTACAAGTGCAAAATATTCTACATATGGTGGTCCAGATTCACCATTAGATAGTAATT